GAAGTTGATGTTGGTCGCGTACTGCAACGTGGAGCCGGAAGCCCACGCCGCCGTCGAAGTCGTGTAGGTGAACTTCTTGCTCACCGTGCCGACGGAGAGGGTGAAGAAATTGCCGTCCGTCGAGGCCGAAGAGAACGTCAGGGTAAGGTCGCGCACGCCGGAGCCCGCCGCGATGTTCGTCGCAGCGGTACCGCCGACCACGATCCCCGTCTTGCTGCCAGCAGCCGTGGTGCCAGCCGCCGTGGCATTCGAGGACTCCGTCAGGTCGATAGTCACGCCGCCCGCCGCGTTGCCCTCGACGTTGACGACAATGTAGGCGTCCGTGTACTTCGACATATCGTAATTCTGCGACACGGCAGCCGCAGCCGAGGTGAGGCTAAGAACCTCGGAGTCGATTTTCAGTTTTTCAGAGAGTTTTCCGTAGTTCATGGTTTCGTCACCTCCTAATTCAGCACGATGAAGGGCGACACGGTGTTAGCCGCGCTGCCTTCAAGCGGGATAGGCGCGTCGAGCCAGGGCTGGCCGTCCACGTTCCAGAAGATTTTGAGGACGCTCCGGTTGGTCGTGAAGTAGACATGCTCGGACATGGCGACGAAGGGACCGGACCCGTCTTTGATGAGGTAATAGCCGAGATCTGCCAGGATGAGGTCGCCAGCCGTCCCGAGGGCAACCGACCGCTCATGGAACAGAACGGGGATGCCAAGCAGGGTCGGGGGCATACCGGGAACCGCAGACTGCATCCATACGGCGTTGCTGCCCGTCGCATTGTCAACCATCGTCGCGAGCTGCGGGATGGTCGTCTGAGAAGCAATCCAGACGGGATTGCCGCCCATTTTCAGGCGGGCGAACATGCCGACAACGTCGGCGTATGCAATCTGGTTTGCCGTGGTGCGGGCGTAGTTGATGCGGGCGGGCGAGGCGGTAATGCCGAGGGGCCTGCCGACACCGTTGCCGCTGTAGAACGCGTTTTCCTCAGCCGCCGTAATGGCAAGACGAAGCTGGCGCTCACAAACGGACGCAGAGGCCGTCCAGTTGCGAAGCAGCTTGTCGGTGAGGACGAGGTGAGCCGCGACTTCCTTGGGCTCCAACTTGATCTGCCGGATGTCAACGTCCGTCTCGGGCTTGGTTCCCCCTTCCGCGATCCACTGCACGGTCACGCCGCCGTACATGTTTTTCGCTGCACCCTGGTTGAGTGCCGCCATCGAGATGGCCGCATCCGGGGGGGAGCCAGCCGGGATGACCTGTGCGCGGGGCCGGAAAATCGCCGCCTGCGGGTCAATCGCCAGCAGGCCCGGTCTGAACTGCTCGGGCACCATGAAACCGCCCTTCGTTCCAGTCCCCATCGACTGTTCGCGCTCTTCGTAAAGATCGTAAAGCCGGGGGTCGTCCCTGCGGGACACGACGGAAAGAAGGAAGTCCCGAAGGTCAACGAATTCCTTCGGGTCGGTCTTCTGCGCTTTGGTGGACAGGCGCACGGACTTGGCGGGCTTGCTCATGGCCGCTTCCTGCTCGGCAAGCCGTTCCTCGCGCTCGATGTCCTTGTCAATTTTCGCCAGCGAGGCATCGAGGGACTTGTACTCGGTATCCTCGGCCTCCGTCAGATCGCGGGTTTCCGATTCTGCCAGGTCGAGGAGCGCCCGCATCCTCTCGACAGCCTGTGCTTTCTTTTCTTTGAGTTTCTCAATTCGATTCATCGGGATGAACCTCCTACGGTTAGAGCCAGCCTGCGTCGGAGCAAGGCCGTCTTAAAAGGTTTGTATTTCAACGATTCTGCCTTTGACTGTGACCAGCAGTCGTGGCTCCGAACCGCAACGTCGGTTTCCTGATAGGCCGGGAACGTGACCGGCGAAACATCCCAAAGCTTCACCTTCTCAAGCGTGCGAAGGTCTTTGGCCGCGTTCTCTTCGGTTTCCCAACTGTCCTTGATTGTCTGGAAACCGAAGGACATCTGCGAAATGTCGCCCCGCTCGATGGAGGTCACGAGGTCGCGGGCCACCTGCGTATCGGGCGGGTCGATTTCGACGTAGAGCCCTTGCTCGTCCTCGCGCATGGTCAGCGTGCCCGCCTTGTTTCGCCCGAGAATGAAATTCTCGTCGTGATTGAACAGGGCGCGGACATCGTCCGTTTCGATGGATTCCCGAAACGCGCCCGGAGCGATCCTTTCTCGGAACCAGCCGAGGTCCGTCTCGACGTTGAACACGGCGGCATGGCCCCGGATCAGCTTCTTGCCGTCCTCGCGTTGCTCGACGCGAAACTCACTATGTAGCGTCCTGCGTTCCTGCTTCATCGAGGGGTAAATCCTCCTGCGTTCCTTGCGTGCTGCTCGTGTTTGGATTCTCGTAGGTATCCCCGCCTTCCCTCGGGTTCATGTTTTCGAGGGCGCGGACCTCATTCGGGCTCATCCATCGGTTCGTGATTGCCGACGCATACGCCTGATAGCGGGTTGCCGTGTCGCCCCGGAGAAGGGCGTCGAGCTTGAACTCCGCGAAGTAGCGGCCCTGCTCTTTCTTGGTCAGCAGCGTTTTGTTGATGGATTGCTCGATACGGACGAGCCACGGCCTGATGCAGTGGATGACGAAAGACATCATCATCTGCTCGGCGCTGGCATAGGTTGTCGTCGTGTCTGGGTGCCCGATGAGGATGCACGGGACGCGGAAGAGGCGGGCGATTTCCTGCACCTGAAAGCTGCGGGTTTCAAGGTATTGGGAATCTGTCGCGGACATGCCGACGTTCACCCAATCCATCCCGTTTTCAAGAACGATGATCTTGAATTTGTTATCGCCGGAAAGGGCGTCCTGTACGGACGTTTTCAGGCGGGTATGGGCGTCTTCCTTGAGGGTGCCGGGATGCTTGACGATGCCCGATGTTTTTGCCCCGTTTTTGTAATATGAAATGCCGTGATCCTCGGCGCTCATGGCGAGGCCGATGGAATTCGCGGCGAGGGTGATCGGGGAGAGCCCGAGAAGACCGTCAGAGGACAGCCCCTTGAGGTGCCAGCACTCGGACTGAGAAAGGGTGATCTGCTTGTGGCTGTCCGGGTCGCGGTACTTGTACTGCACATCGTAGTTGGTAAAATCCTTGAACTCGGGCTCCACCTTGTCGGGATGAAGGGGGATTATTTGCAGGACACGGCCCGCGTTGTCCCGCTGAATGAACGAATAGGCGTTGCCGCGCAGGGCAGTGTGCCCCACCTGCATTTCTCGGAACTCATGGGCAGTCTGGAAATTGTTGGGGGAATCGTGCAGGAAGGGATAAAGCCAATGCCCGTCGGCAACGTCCTTGCCGCCGTCCTTGCGCCGCTTGTAGACCATCAGGGGAAGCGATGCGATGGTTTCCGAAATGACGCGGACGCAGGCAAAAACCGCCGACTGACCTAAAGCCGAGTCGGCATCTACGTTGTAACCCGTCTTGTTTTGACGGCCCAGGAGCCGGATAATCCAGTGGTTAGGATCGTCCACGCCCCTGCGTTCGATAAACTTTGCAGCAAAGTCTAGCAGTTTGCCCAAATATGCAACCCCTGGCCAGAGTCGTTTGGCTAGGCGGTTCGATCAATCCTACATCGAGGGGAAGGCCGTCTATCCGGCCCGCACACCGCCTGACTGACACCCATACGGGTGAGTCCTTGGGGTTGATTGTGAATAAAAAAATGCCGTGGCGCACATACACCACGGCACAAAATATACATGCTTTAATGTTTTTTACTGAATTGGCTGCTTGTAGTACCCCTTCGCCTCCATGCAGGAGTGAAAGACCCTGTTTCCCCTGATGACCCATTCATCGAGGTTTTGCATGGAGCCGGTGGCCTTGTCAGCTTCAAACCGGCATTCGCGCACGGTCTGGTCAAATTCTGATTGCGTCCCTCCGTCCTTCGCCCATTTCCACGACGGGGCGCACGATGCAAGCAAGAATGCACAGCACGCCAGAACAATAAGCCTTTTCATGTTGCCCTCCATTTTCGCTAGTCGTTCGACGTTTGGGATAAAATGATGATCTCGACCACTTCCTGCCTCGGTATCCTAAGCACCTTTTCGGATATTTTCAAGCCCCTGATCTTCCCCACGTTGTGCCATGCGTATATCGTCTGGACCGATACGTCGAAATACTCCGCAACTTCCCTCGGCGTGTAAAGCGCCTTCATCGGCAGGCCGTCAAGATTCGTGCTCATGTCAACCTCGTAAAGATCACGTTTTCGATGTCTACGTTTTCCCCGCTGCGCCACGGCTTGAATCTGGAGTGCTCTTTCATGGTGTTGAAATCATTGCGGTCTGTGTACCCGTTGACGATAAACGTCTGCCTGATCCGCTGCGCCTCATCCCCGGATTTTCCCATTTCAATGAGGCAGGACCTGAACACCCGATCCGCAATGAGGCCCTTCATGCCATCGATCACTTTCGCCTCTTGCCCGTCAATGTCGATTTTGATGTGATCGGGGTTGCCGAACAGCCGAGCAAAATCATCTAGGGCGTGGGTGTGAATCGCGTATCCCGTGTCGCCCAACTGCCCGCCGCTCGAACCAGCGTCGGCGCTCTTATAAGCAAACTGCGAAATGCCCGTTACGTCCGACACCCCGCCGAGCAAGGCCCATAGATTATCGAAACCGTTCATCCTCGCGTTTTGGATCAGGCTGATATAGTTTGACCATTGCGGCTCAAAGGCCACGATTGTGCTATGTCTACACAGGTAGGCGGCATACAGGCTATACATGCCGATGTTCGCGCCTACGTCGTAGAAGCAATCGCCGTCGCTGAATGACTTGATCCATGCAATCGTTTCCGGCTCTTTCTGCCAGAAGGACAGGAAGCGGTAACGCTCCCACGCCGTATTAACCACCATTTTGAACGGCGGCACTAGGTCGCCGTGGATGCACTCTGCAATGTTCATTTGACCTCCGGCAGCTTTGCGAGGCCCCTTTCGATAAGCGCCTCGGCAAGAATGAAATCCTCTTCGGTATTCACGTCAAACCCCTCGTAGCCCTGAGTGAAGAATGGCTTGATGTAGTCGCCGCTGATGCTCCATGTCTCCGTCACGTTGCGCGTCCATGAGATTTCTAGTGAAGCGTTTTGCTTCCACAATTCAACTCGTTCTCTGTTTAGCTGGGATGGAACGCTATGAGATGGAACCCGTTTTCCGTTAATGTAATGCGTTTCGTTCCATATCGGTGCCAGTCTGTGAGGAGCAAAATCAACGAATTTCAATGACACAAAGAAACATTTGCAAATGTCCGGCCCCTTCTCCACCGCCCTGACTGAATCACACGGCTGCTTTTCCTGAAATTCCCGCCATGCTCGCCTGATGGTATCGGCAGACCGGAACGGGGAAGTGGGGCGAAGAATTGCAAAGGCGTCGGGCATCGTGAAGTTTTTCGTGTCGGGGTCATTCACCACGCAACGGTACGTCCTGAAAAAATCGTCTATCCACTCGATGTCCGGCGAGGTGTCCGTTGCAAACTCCGGTGGCCTCGGCACGGGCGTTGCGCCCCGCAATTCAGCCATGTAGCAGATACGAGGATCGTCGGACGAAACGTAGATCCCGCTAAATATGCCGCTCTCCCGTGCCGCCGCTATCGTGTAGAACAGCATGGGATGCCCCGCCAACGGCCTGATGTTCTTTCCGGGGCACCGCGTAGATTTTCCTTTCGCCGGGATCAGGGCGATGATGTTCATAGTATCACCTCGGGCAAATTGCTACTGAATAGCCGCCATGCTGCGGCAGGTTTGAAAGACACAAGACGTACTCTTTCCCCTCGACCGTAACGACCCTACATGGCGTTTCTACGAACGCAATCGGATCTTTATTTGGCACGCACGCCATAAGCACGCAGAAAAGAATGGCCGGAATACAGACAAAACAAATAAACACAATTATGAAGTCTCTTTTCATTTCTCTCCTCCGTACCCGCACGCGGGGCACTTGTCGGGCTGAACCGCGTTACGGTAGTCAAGCATTTTATCGCATTGCAGGCAGTGGATAGACCAGCTTCGCCAGTATCCCCACGCGCCCGCCCTCCATTGCCGGTGGTTAATCTCGGGACGCTGATAACTCCCCGTGCCCTCGCAGTATGGGCATACCATCGGCCCGTCATACCAGTACGGATTGTGAATCAGGCCGTCCTCGCAGTTGAAGCAGGGCCATAGGGCACGGCGGGCGGCGAGAGTGAGCATATCCCTAATTTTAGATTTTAGTGTATCCTCCATCGCACAGCCAATCCTCTCCTGCTAGATCCTCGCAGCACACGGCGTAAAGCAGGGTACGCTGTAAACTTTCCTTGGAAACCGTTCGGCCCATTGGAATTTTGCTTGTGATCTTTTCAAGGAACTCGGGCGGCAGTTTCTTTGAAACGTAGGGTCCGAAACCGGGGCAGACCGCCCGGATACCGAATCGCCCGTATTGCACCGTGATGGACCGCGCAAGTTGTTGGAGCGCCGCTTTCGAGCAGTTGTAAGAACAGGGTTTCTCAAAAGGCGGCTCGTAGTTGCGCCAATCGGCCCCGATGTAGCCCTGAATCGACCCGATGAGCACCACGACCCCGCCGCCCTTCTGAATCATGTCGGGAATGAACTTTTCCAGCAGGCGGGCATGAGCGTTGACGTTCACCTGCATGGTGCGTTCAAAGTCAGTAAAGAACCGCGCTTCCGTCTTCGTCGGCGGCGTATCAATGGCCGCGTTGCACACGATAATGTCCGGGGTTTCCTTGACCGCCTGCATATAGGCCGAGTAAGCAAGCGGGATGTCCTGCGGGTCGGAGAAGTCCCACGCGGGCAAGCCCAGGCTGAACGCATTGGCCCCCGCATCCCGCAGGGTCCGCATCCATATCGGCCCGAGGTTGCCATCCCCGCCCGTCACAAGCGCCGTCTTGCCGCTTAAATCAAACAGGTTCATCTGCGGGACATACCTCCTTTCGGTCTTTCCATTCCCCGCACGCAATGTTGCGGTTCAGCGTCGGGAAGTCGATGATAATCTGGCATTGCTGTTTGCCGTCCGCAAAGTAGGGCATGGCCGCCAGCGAACGCGGCGGATACCGCTTGCAATGAGGCTTGCCGTCGTCAAGCACTTCGGAATATCTGCACGTCTCGCAGGTCATAGTTTCATTTTCCCTTTCTTCAAAAAGTTTTGAATCTCGATAACCTTCGCCATCGTGATAATCACGACGGTTGCAATCATGCACAGGGCAAAGGCGATAAAGTTGAGTGTTTCCTCCATCACAAATCCCCCATCGGCCTTACGTCCTGAACCATCTCGGGGGCAAGCGTGTCCGTCGTGGAAAGGTCACAGACGGCGATCTTGCCTATGTACTTGCCGAACTCGTAAGGCGGCGGGCCTTCTGCCGGGGCCTTCAATCCGATATTGTCCAGCCCGAGCACTTCCCCCTGCCGGATAGGCCGCAGGGGATGAATCGCCCTTCCCTGCTTGAACACGAACCCGCTGCGCTCCTTGTCGCCCACGGTCTTGACCAGACAGCCACGCATAATCGGGATACGCCTAGCATCCTCGACAAGCCGACGCAGGCCCCCAGGCTCAAAGCTAAATCCGTGGTCCGTGCCGGGAAACCCCCGATTCATAGTAAAGTGCACCTCGATAATCCTGGCCCCGAGAATCGTTGCGATGATATTCGGCTCAAGGCCGGGATGGTGAGAACTGAAACCGATGATGGTTTCCTGAAACGATCTCCGCAGCGTCGAAATGAAATCAAGGTTCAGGTCTTCGTCCTTCGTCGGGTACAGCGAAGTACAGTGCAGGATGGCGAACTCGGCCCTCAAGTCCGACAGGACATCCCACGCCCGCATAATGTCCTTGTACTGCCCGCCCCCGGTGCTCAGGATAATGGGCTTCTTGTATTTCGCCATTTTCAGCATCAGGGGAGTGTCTTTGAGCTGGCTACTGGCAATCTTAAAAGCATCGACTTCCGCATTATGCAAAAACTCTACACTGTGCTCCTCGAAAGGCGTTGCGATAAAGTGAACCCCCGCCGCATCGCACATCTGCCGCACGGCCCGGAACTCGTATTCCCCGAACTCTAGGTTGTCCCTGTGCTCCCCGTAGGTCGGCGCGTAGGCGTGCTCCGAATTGTACGGGGAGCCATAAAGCGCCTTCGTGAAAAGGTGCCGGTTGTCCCGCTTCTGCAATTTCACCGCGTCCACGCCCGCCTGTACTGCTGCCTCGACCATCTGGCGGCAAAGCTGGAAGTCGCCCATGTGGTTAGACCCCAACTCCGCGATGATGTACGGGTCGGACTCGTCGGTGATAACCTTGTTTTTGATTTTGAATTGCCTCATGTTCCCTCCCCTGCTTCCCAACCTTGTAATTTTGCCGCTTGCCAAATGGCGTTGCGCTCATTGACGGTCAGTTTGCTTATTACGTTTGGAATTCTACGGCCCCGCCGTACTGTTTTTCTCGCTTCTTGAAAATACAAAACGCGCAGGCCGTGATATGTCAGTTGCCGTGCCCTCTCCAGCGAAACGCTCATTTCGCTGCCAACAATCCTGAACGTCTTGCCTTCAATGAATCTTTTTTTTAATGCCGTAGAAAGACGCGCGGCAGTTTGTTCGCTCCTTTCTTTCCAGTTCATCCGAATACCCTCCTGATAATCTCGACCCATCCCACAATCCACGGCACGATAAACGTCACCGTGAGCATCGCAAGCAGGAGAAGGGCCGGTATGTATGCCCTCAACGTCATTCGATCACCTTTACCCCTACGTCATCTACCGATTGCCATTTCTTCAATTTCCTATCCAGGCAGAGGAGAATTCCGATTATGCCATCGATCTTCCCGCCGCTGTTCGCCTTGTCCGGCTTCATGTTCCCCGCCGGGTCACGCTTCACCGCCACGCAATCGGCCATCCAGCGCAAAACAGGGTTCCCGCCGTGATTCAGCTTGCGCTCCAGTAAAAGCCGCTCCATTTCAAGGCACGGACCCGCCATCGACATGTGCCCCATACCGCACGGGTAGACCTTCGGGGCCTTCTCCGAGCCGCCCAAATCCTCGTTTAGCTTCATGGCGAACTCGTAGCCCTGAAACAGCCGGTCAACGGAAATCGAATCCACGTCGAACTTGAGCGCGTCCTCGACGATCTTCGCCCTGATAAAATCGTAATCAATGGCGTCCCCGTCCGTTGTCATCAAATACCCCTGCCGCTTCCACGCCTGATATTGGGCCCGATACTTGTTTTTCGTGTCGTGCAGGCGGGCCTCGGGGCACCACACGCGGGCCAGCACATGCAGTTGGTCCTTATCTGCCGGATCGGGGAAGAGGAGCGTCCAGACCGTCATGTCGGACACCGCCGACAAGTCGATCCCGCCAAAGCACGCCCTCCCCGCGAATTCCTCTTCCCCTACCGGACGGATATTGTTCTGATCCCATAGCCCCAGGTCCAGCCAGCGGGACTCCTGCTGCGTCCAGATATTCAGCCGCTTCGTCAGAAAGTTGTTTTGTGCAGACGGCACCTGCGCTGCAATACGGGCCTTGTCGCGCATGTCGGTGAGCTTCGTCATGTAACCGGGAACGGGGTTTCCCTTCTCGTCCATCCCGTAGCGTTTTCCGCTCTGTGATACCCCTACGAGCCCTGGTGCCGCCTTAATCCAGTTGTCCTCGTCCATCCAATCGTCTTCAAGCTCCTTGCCCGAATCACCCCCTTTCGTCCTGTCTTCCAGTTCC